GTTAGAAGAGATTGAAAAGACAGGCGATGTTCTGACTTGGCAAGACTTGACAACAGGAGAATCACGACAAGCAGTAATCGAACAAGTTACATTCACCCGCATGACCCCACCTGATAAACGCTTTGATGGTTTTGGTGGCGTTATAGAGATAACCGTAAGGACAGTATAATGCAATTCAAAGACTATCTAACAGTGGCAGTTGCCGTCATAGCAATCTTCTCAGCGTTTGCTGGTGGCATCAGGTGGATGGTCAAACATTATCTTAATGAACTTAAACCAAATGGTGGCAGTTCAATGAAGGACTCTATGGCTCGTATGGAACAACGCATTGATGACTTATACAAACTGGTTGCGGAGAAATAAATGAAAGCCACACCTGCTGCAATAGCAGTACTACGCCAAGCAACAGCACTAAAGCCCAAGCGCATGAAAGCCAGCGATGGACTCCTACCCTCTGCTGCGCACCTGAAACAGAGTCCTACGTCGGACCATAACACAGGCTATGCTGTTGATTTAACGCATGACCCTAAGCACGGCATTGACTGTGCTGAGATATTTCAGAAATTAAAAGAAGATAAGCGTGTTAAGTATCTTATTTTCAAGGGCAAGATTTGGTCTAAGGAACGTGCTAGTGAAGGCGACCGTAAATACACGGGTAGCAATCAACATACAAAGCATTTACATATCTCTATCAATGATGGTATGGGCAAGGACACTAGCCCTTGGTTCTGGTGGCTTAACCAGCCTAAGGTTGTCAGTCAGTTGATAGCAACCCTAACACCAATCCCTGCTAAGAAAGCATACAAAACCGAAGTTTGCACCTGCTGTAAATTACACGGGGCAAAGTCCTAATCCTATAGGAGGATACAATGGAGCAATTCAAACAACTAGCACTATCCTGGTTCCGTGCTGCTGCTGCTGCAGTTCTTGCTGTCTATATGACTGGCGAGACTAGCCCGAAAACTCTGGCTGCTGCTGCTTTGGCTGGCGTGGCTGGCCCACTGCTTAAATGGCTTGACCCATCTGCTACCGAGTTCGGTCGCGGCGCATAGTAATACCTTTCTAAAGCCTTCCAAGGCCCTTTTAAGACAAGAAACCCCCTTACCTGAGTGATTATACCCAGGCGAGGGGGTCTTTTGTCATTTGATGAAGCAAACCTTGGCTACTGGAAATGGTTACAGTAGTACGGTTAATGCCATCAAAACTTAGTCCTTCATGTCGTCAGCTTCCAGGTCTTCGACGTGCTCACGGAAGACCCTCAAATCCCTCAGTGCTTTCCTGCCCTGTAATCTGATATAGTAAGTCTCAAGATAGATATAAATTTGGTTCAGTATCTCTTTTACTATGAGTGCTGCAAGCACTCCATAGAATATATTTAACATTATTCTCCCTATAATATATATTATTTATATAGTATATATAACCCCTTCGGGGTTTATATATTATTTACTATATATTCTAAGTATAACACGCAGACTGACCCTTGTCAACTGTAACCCGTCAGGCTAGCTTCACTTGACGTGACTGGAATAGTATGTTATACTTAAGATATGGGCATACAACTTGATGAATATACATTACCAGAGCACGTATCGTACTCCGCATTTACAACCTTTGTCGACTGCGGGTATATGTACTACCTAGGCCGACTGCTCATGAAGGAGGAAGCTCCTTCCGTCTGGTCGGTAGGTGGCTCTGCATTCCACCTTGCATGTGAGAACTATGACAAGGGGCTAGCATGATAGATTCTAAACAACTATGGGAACAAGCATGGGTTGAGTCTAAGGGAAGCCTTGACCTAACCAATGCCCGTGTCGCAGGTACTGCTACTAAAGCAAGACCTAACAAAGAAGACACGACCTGGTGGAATGATAGTGGCCCACGCTGGGTACAATCATACATCGAATGGCGTGACGCTAATCCAACTTGGAAAATCTGGACTACCCCACAAGGGGCTCCTGCTATAGAGTTGGCTATGATACCTGAGTTCGCTGGTGTGCCAGTCAAGATGATTCTTGACAGAGTGTTCGAAGTCGATGGTGAGTTGGTCATCGCTGACTTAAAAACCTCTCGAGTAACACCTTCCAATACACTACAACTTGGATTCTATAAGGTCGGTCTTAAGAAGACTTTCGGAATTGATGTTAAGTGGGGGACATATTGGATGGCACGCCAGTCAGGTATCTCACCGCTAGTTGACCTCTCTCAATACACTGAAGATAAAATTGAATACCTTGTGGAAGGATTCGATAAGGCACGCAAGGCTGGCATCTTCTTGCCCAATACAAACAACTGCCAATACAGATGTGGGTTGACAGCACACTGTCAGTTCTCAACAAAGATAGGATAACAAATGGAAGACTGGAAACTACAAGTATCATACAAGACACCTGCTGGTGACATGATTAATATCAGAGCAAACACAGCTGATGAACTCAGCGTGTTGCTTGAAGGTATTGGTGATTACTCAGTACAGGTAGCAGCAGTGCAACGATTGGTTGTTGGTGCTTACAACACGGCCCCTTTGGGGACGCAAGCTTCAATGCCAAGCACTCCGCAATCCACTTACTCCGCTCCACCCCAGGCTCAGGGTCCGTCGTTTACACCTCCTCCAAGCGCAATCACGCCACAGGGAACAGCGAGCCCGACCTGTATACACGGAGCAAGAATCTTCCGACAGGGGATAAGCAAGACAACTGGAAAGCCTTACGCTTTCTGGGCATGTCCGACACCGCAAGGCACACCTGACCAATGCAAGCCAGTAAACTAACGAGAGGAATATCATGAGCATCTGGGACAATCCTGAGTTCAAGAGTGAAGGAACAAGTAGCACCTATGTTAACTTTAAAAACATTGGTGATTCAGTAGAAGGAACAGTACTAAGCGTGGGACTACAGACATGGGACGATGGAACTGTAGCACCAAAGATTATACTTCACACTAGTGAAGGTGAACGAACGTTGACCGCTGGTCAAGTTCGATTGAAGATGGGACTAGCAGAGAAGCGACCTGAACAGGGTGACTATCTTGCTGTTAAGTTTGTATCCATTGAAGACCGTGGTGGTGGTAAGACACTTAAGCACTTTGATGTAGCTGTTCGTAAAGCAATGGCAACAGCACCATTTTAATTAAGTAGATGACAGACCATAGCCATCAAGTCACACCATTAGGGTGGCTATGGTCTTTTTCTAGAAGGGGGAGTAACAAATGCGTACACTTGTCCGCTCTATTGGTCGTGCCAGTATTGGTGGAGAGCCGTTGCCTTCTTGCTTTAAGGCGTTCGAGAACAACAAGATTATCATTAGACGCTCTGAAGTTTCGATGTTTGCAGCAGCGCCAGGGGTGGGAAAATCCACACTAGCATTAGCACTAGCACTAAAGATGAAAGTACCAACGCTATACATATCGGCAGATACTAACGCACATACTATGGCTATGCGATTAGCATCAATGATTTCAGGTAAGTCGCAGTCAGATGTAGAAGGAATGCTATCAACTGATATCGGTTGGACTAAGGCTACACTAGCTAAGGGTTCACATATTGTTTGGTCATTTGAATCAGCACCTACACTACAAGATATTGATGAAGAAGTAGAAGCTTTTGAAGAATTATGGGGTTGCCCGCCAACCCTAATCGTAGTAGATAATCTAATGGATGTAGCCACCGATGGTGGTGAAGAGTTCGCATCAATGCGAGCCATCATGAAGGAGTTGAAATACCTTGCTCGTGCTACCAATGCTGCTGTTGTTGTTCTTCATCATACAAGTGAGGCTGTCATGGGTAGCCCATGCCAACCGCGAAGTGCGATTCAGGGTAAAGTTGCTCAACTTCCTGCCCTCATTTGTACTCTTGGTGTTGTTGGTACAAGTATGGGCGTCGCTCCTGTGAAGAACCGATACGGTAAAGCTGATGCAGGTGGTGGCTTAATGACTTGGGTAGCATTCAACCCTGAGTACATGTTCATAGATGACATACCAGAGAATGTGTGAGGATATGGAAAAGACAATTAAGATTATGAAACAAGAAGCATATGTTGAAGGTTATCAAGATGGATACCAAGCTGCTACTAATGAATTGAAGGCAAAGAATGACAACACGAAAATCACACAAGGCTAGGGGAGCAACATATGAAACACAACTACGAGATTATTTTAGACGAAATGGATATGACGCTGAGAGACTTGCAAGAACAGGCAAGCGAGATGAAGGCGATGTTGCAATCAGAGCTGACTTCCTTGGCTCAGTTGGGGTCATCGAAGCCAAAGCTCCAGGTCAATCAGGTCGCATTGACCTCTCTGGTTGGACGAAAGAGGCTCAGATTGAAGCAACTCATTATGCGGAAGCAAGAGGCATCGACAGGGAAGCAGTGTTGCCAGCAGTCATCATCAAAGCTAGAGGCAAATCGATGGAAGATTCGTACTTAGTATTTAGATTGGGTGATGTCTTTGGAAAGTGATATGCCTTCGGTCAAGTCAGTGCTTGAACACTACGGTGCAGAGATACGACGTGACCACGGGCAGGTAAATCTTAAGTGTCCCTTTCATGGGGACACACATCAGTCAGGCACGGCAAACTTAGATGACAATGTATTCTATTGCTTTGCTTGTGGCATAAGTGGTAACAGTTTACAACTAATATCAAAGCAGGAAGGGGTGGATATACGTGGTGCAAAGAGATTCGCAGAAGGAATTATTGGGGTTAGCTACGCGGAAGTACGCGGAAAGCATTTATCAGGCAGAAGATTACCTCAGAAGTCGGGGAATTACAATGGAAGTAGCGCGACTAGCAAGATTAGGCGTCGTTAGTGAACCCGAAGCAGGGCATGAAGCTTACGCGGGACGGCTTGCTATTCCGTATATTGCTAAGACTGGCGTCGTAGACCTACGTTTTCGCTCACTTAACCCTGCTGTTGAACCGAAGTATATGGGCATGGTCGGGTCTGATACTCGCATGTATAATGTACTGGACATTGAACGTGCTGGCGATTGGATTGGAGTCTGTGAAGGAGAGCTGGATACGCTTACTCTTTCTAAGTGCGTTGGAATTCCCTGTGTTGGAGTCCCAGGCGCGAACTCATGGAAGAAACATTACACACGATTACTTGCAGACTTTGAACGAGTTTTTATCTTTGCAGATGGCGACCAACCAGGAAAAGAATTTGCCAATGGTCTTGCTAAAGAATTGCCAGTTACTATTATCTCCATGCCAGACGGAGAAGATGTTAATAGTTGCTATGTAAAATTCGGGGCGGGTTTCATTAGAGAGAAAGCAGGAATAACAGATGTCAGATGATACCGAGAAGTGCCCTGAGTGTGGTGAACACTTTGATAATGCCTTTGATGCAATCGACCACATACTTGAGGACGATGAAGACTTTGACCCAGCATTAATTTTACCCAATGGATATCGTTTGATGATTGGGTCGTTGTTACGCTGTATGTATCGGTACGCAGATGAACCTGAACAGATACGAAAGATAACACAGTCAACGTTCTTAACTTTATTTACAGCAGAGACACAACCTAGTGTCATGAAAGATGTTGTTGAAGATATGATTGTTGATTCTAGTATGGTGGACTTGGACGATGAACTCAAAAACTTATTGGAAAATGGAGCGTGAAGAGATATGGCAAATTATAAATCATTTAGTGGGTCAAGGATTAAAGGTGACCAGTTTCCACAAGGAGAACGAGCATCTGATAATTCAAATAAGCGTGCCTCTCTTGACTTCGAAGACGAAGTAAGAATTGTATATGATGAGTTGATGTCCTTGCTTCTCAAGAAGCACAAGGACTATGGCCCAAAGAATATAGCAGACGCACCTGGTGGTGCGCTTAATGGATTGCGTGTGCGCATACACGACAAGTTAGCACGTATCAATAACTTAGTTGATACAGGTGACACACCACAGTACGAAAGCCTTGAGGATTCCTTCAAGGACATGGCTAACTACGCAATCATTGGGTTGTTAGTACTAAGAAAGCATTGGGGCAATGACTAACAAATCAAGCTTCGACTTAGACTTCGGCTTCGGGCGTAAAGGTGAGCAGTTAGTAGATGAGTTGCTTACTGGTGGGCGTACTGTTGAAGTAAAGCGTGACCGCAAGTGGGCTAAGACTAACAACCTTTACATTGAAACTGAATGCTACTTCAAGAAGATTGAAGGCTGGGGCCCATCAGGGCTAGGCGTAACTGAGGCTGCGTACTGGGCGTTCGTACTTGAAGAGTCAACACTCATCGTACCAACCGACGCGTTGCGCTGGTGCGTTAGTGAGTTCGGTAGAGATATCACCTGTAATATTCCACCAAATATTTCTAAAGGATTTCTAATTACAGTAGATGATTTGATGTCAGCGACGCGACTATATAAGAAGGCGACAAGTGGACTGGTCAAGAATTGAACCTTGGGATTATTTAATTACTAAAGTTGCTAGTGAGTACCACAAAAAGTTTAGTATAGTTGAACTACATGATATAAAGCAAACACTATACGAGTGGTTCGCACATCACCCTAATAAACTAGATGAGTGGGAAGCCATCGGGCATAAGGACACTAAGAATTTATTGTATCGTTCGTTACGTAACGAGGCATTGGATTATTGTCAGCGATGGAAAGCCAAGTCATTAGGCTATGACACATCTGACTTGTATTACTATGAGCCTGAAGTAATTGAGGCTTTACTACCTGCTGTACTGCGTGGAGAGTTTGCTGCTACCCATAAGTTAGACTTGGGTAGGACTGGTAGACCAAGCGCACCATCAGAAGGTGGGAATCTACAGGTGTTAATGCTTGAAATAGACTCTGCGTATTGGAAGATTAACAAAGAGGATAGAAGGTTACTATTCCTCCGCCACGCAGAGTCCCTTGATTTCAAGGAGATAGCTAACGCACTTGATTTAGGCACAGATGATGCTGTTCGTATGCGTCATAAGCGTGCCATCAAACGCATGGTGTACAAACTTGGTGGCTTCAAGCCGTACGTTGATAAGGTTAGTGACCAAGAAGATACACAAGAGCAATCGTAGAGGCGATGGCACAGTATATCAAAGCAATAATGGTAAAGATATACTGTGTTATCTGTAAAGCTCTACTCATAGATTATCTCCTCTTCCATCGGGTCAACCCATAAATCCTCAGGGTAATCAGCGAACAACTCATCTTCAAGTTCACTCCAGTTATCACCTGTTCTGTCCATATACCACTCACAATTAGGACACTCGACACTACTTGTTTCGAAATCCCAATCATGTTCACGCTCGATAGTTTCTTCTGTGCTACACAGCATACATCTATAGAACTCAAACCACATATTACCCTCCCGTTGAATAGAAACCTGAACCATTAAACTTTACTGCTGGTACTGTATACACCCGTTCCATAGGCGCACCGCAAGTTACACATGCGGGTCGCTCATGGTCAAAGGGTAAGGACAACTCGATTACTTTGCCCTCACCTGGGCACTCGTACTCATACGTTGGCATTATCTTCCTCTCTTTGTTGTTCTACTAACCATTGGACTAAGCGTTCGGTTGCTTGACTATGGGTAGCGAATCTCCAAGGGTCGCCATATTCGCGCTTAGCTACCACTTCATGTAAGAACTCAGTCATAATATTCTTCCTCCGTATCGATAGGTGTTGGTGCTGTCGCTAGTGTACCACACTCAGCACACTCCATGTCCATGAAATACATGCCAATCTCACCATCGTCATCGAAGATAACTTTCAAGTTCCATATGTCACAGCCACAGGGGCATGATTTAGTAGGTGTACCGCGTATGTCCATTGACCTAGTATAGTCTGGCTTGAGTTCGTTGATATCTTTAGGCAAGTTTAGTACCTCGCACATCATGGTTCTTAGTCATAATCATATGCGTATCCTCAGCATCAGCGCAATCCCTTGCCGTATCATGGAAGTATAGGTAGGTAGTAATAGAGTTGAATCTTTTGTTATGACCAACCGACTTAGCCTTGCCTGTAATAGGCTTGTTACAACTAGCGCAACGCGCTATCACATCTCTCTCAGTATCTCTGCCGTTCATTAG